AAAAGGCACAGCAGTTGCACCGGGATGACACGCCCTATCCGATACAGATCGCAGGGATGGAATTGCAGATCAGTGCGATGTGGTCCTTGTGCGATTTCACCGCCGAAAACGGCGCGACCCATGTCGTGCCGGGCAGCCACCGTTACTTGCGCGCGTGGCACAGGCCGGACCTGTCGCAGCAGGTTCAGGCGGAAATGCCCATGGGCTCGGTTCTCTTCTATCTGGGGTCAACCTCGCACGGGGGCGGCGCGAACCACAGTGAAGGGCCCCGCACCGGGTTGATCACCACCTATTCGCTGGGTTGGCTGCGGCCCGAGGAAAACCACACGATGGAAGTGCCGCCCACGGTTGCGCGCCAATATGACGAACGGGTGCGTCGCCTTTTGGGCTATACGACCCATGGCACCGGCCACGACCAGCTTGGCTATTACGATGGCGACGATCCGGTCTGGGTGCATTGGGACGCTGACGGCAAGGAAGCCGCCAAGCGCGGACAGGTCCCGACCGAGATCGACGCACGGGTGCCGGAAACGGCCAGCTGATCCGGTCGATCAGTCGGTTCTGAAAGCGGCGGTTTCGGCCAGAACCCAGTCGTTGAAGGCGCGGACCTTGTGCAGGTCCGCGACCCTTTCGCTGTGGGCCAGATGATAGTCCCATGGCATCCGCAGGGACAGGTTGACCGGTCGCACCAGCTGCCCCGCCGCAATCGCATCCGCCACCAGACAATCGCTGGCAAGGGCCACGCCTTTGCCGGCAACGGCCAGCTGGATCGCGCTGGCGGTATGAGAGAAGTAGGTGCCTTTCGGCTTTTGATCCGCCAATGCCACCTCGGCAAGGGCAAACCATTCGTCCCAGGTCAGGGTGCGAAACAGCGTCTCGGGCGCGAACCATTCGACATGCAGAAGATGCATTCCGGTCAGATCGGCGGCAGAAATGGTCCCCTTCGATCCCAAGAGACCCGGCGCACAGACCGGCGAGACGGCTTCCGATGTCAACCGGACCGACCGCAAACCCCCGCCTTGCCCATCGCCCGAAGAGATCGCGATATCGGCGCCGGTCAAGGTCAACTCCGGGTCATCGTCGGTCAAATTCAGGCGCACCTCGATGTCCGGGTGCTGGTCCTGAAAATCCGCGATGCGGGGGCCAAGCCAGAGCATTCCGAAGGTCACATCGCAATTGACGGTCAGAAACCCCGGATCGCGGCTGAGGCGCAGCTGCTGGACAGCGCCGAACACCTGCTCAAAACCGCCCCGGATCTGGCGGGACACCTCGATGGCGGCCTCGGTCGGCAGCATTTCCCCACCGACGCGGTCGAACAGGCGAAATCCAAGTTCGGCCTCCAGCGCCCGGATCTGAAATCCGACAGCCCCGGCACTGACGTGCAGTTCGTCGGCGGCCTTGGCCATGCTGCGGTTGCGGACGACCGCCTCGAATGTTCGCAGCGCCTTCAAGGACATGCGGCCGTTATGCATCTTTGCCTCCGCTTTCAGGGATTCCTGAGGCGGCCACAGCCAACGCTGCCGCCGAGCGCCGCCCCAGGGGTCAGCCCAACTGGTCTATCACATCCCGCGCAGCGCGCAGGCCTTCCAGGTGGGCACCGCTGACGGAACATTGCTGGCCCACATGACTTGCCTCGCCCGCGAAATGGACCCGTTCGGCATGGGCGCGGCCCAGCACCTTGCGTTGGCCGTGGCCACCCGGCAGCGCCCCGGCATAGGAGCCGCGCACATAGGGTTCCTTGCGCCAGGCCGTCGCATACCCCTTAATGAAGTCCCGCCGAATGGACGCGCCGAACATGCCGGCAAGCGTCTCTAGCGCATGGTCGATGGCAGCCTCAGGCCCCGCCTCTTGCAGGGCGCGCGAGAAGCTGCCGGAGGTCTCGAAACTCGTCAGATCGGTGCCTGAGATGTTGCACAGGTATCCGCCCCCCTGCGCCACGCCGCTCGCATCTGGGTTGAGCTGATAGGTCAGCCAGGTATCCGCATCGAGCGGTATCGCGCCGGGCCGGAACAAAAGGGCTGCGTGGTTGTAGTCGCCCATCGTGATCAGTTCAAACGCCTTGCGGCGGTCGGTCTCCAGCGGCGGATCGAATCGGATCACATCCTCGGCCAGGACACCGACCGAGACAGTCACGATGACGGCCCGCGAGCGGATCTCGCCCGCAAGGGTCTTGACTCGCACGCCATCGGCCAAGGCCACGATGTCGGTCACCGGGGTCGAAAGCCGGATCGGCAAGCCTTCGGCCATATGCGCAATAAGATGGCCAAACCCCTCGCGGCAGAACAAATCGGCGCCGCCTTCCCAGGTCACCATGTCCCGCAGCGACGTGTTGGGCAGATCCCGGCCGATTGACAGGCCAAATACCATTGCGGACGTGAAGGACCACGGGCTCTTCTCGACAAGGATATCAGCCAGTGAGCGGTCTGTTGGGGTGCCGGTCCTCGCTTCGGTTTCGGCATCTGCTCGCGCGGCCTGCCGTCCGGCCTCTTCAAGCTCCTCGACCTCATCCCAAAGCACGGCGTCATCGTCCAGTCCATGCGTCACGTCAATTTCAGGGGCGAGGTAGAGGTCAAGCCCCATTGCAAGCCCCGGCGCCTTCAAGGCGTTCGATTGTTCGTTGTGTAGCCAATGCGCGCCCATATCAAACGGCACGCCGAAAATCGCGGTGTCGGTATGGGTGCGCCCGCCGACCCGGTCAGCCGCCTCGAGGCAGATGACAGTGTGGCCCGCCGATCGAAGTGCCCCGGTGGCCGCGATACCTGCCGCCCCTGCGCCGACGACAACGACGTCAAAGTCAAACACCGAACCCTTGGCAGCCATCACGTCCCCCGATCAATCGGCTTGACCTTAGTGAAATCCGGGGAAGAGTAAACCAGACGGGTGCCAACCGGCGCCGGGCAGCAGAACCTGCATGGTGCCGGGCTCAAGGCTCGCGATGGCAGCCCCATCGAGATCGGCCGCGCCTTCACCCATCATCGGGTCTTCGGGGGCAGTCTTGGTGATGAAGCCCGCAAACATCGCCGCGGTCTTCTTCCGGTCAAGCTCGGCGTCATCGTATTGGTCCAAAAGGAACAGCCGGACCATGGCAGGTGCGACATGTGGCAGGCCCCGGATCTGGCCCGCATCGATGGGCCGGTAGATGTGCAAAACCTCTTCGGCCGGCACGCGGACCATATCGGGTACCGCGACCCGCTGATCCGTGCTGTCGCCCGGATGGCGGCGACGGAAGTGATAGGCCACCCGCCGCCCGATCAGATCGAACTCGATGCCGCAGCGGATGCGGTTGCCGTTACCGGCGGTCTCTGTCTTCTCGAAGGGCAGCATCTCCGACTGCAGCAGCTGCAGCTGCAGGGGCACCAGCAGCCCGTCCTCTGCCCGGCGCGGGCGCAGCCGCACGAAGCATTCGCCCGCGACGAACATCTCCCGTGCCACCATCGCCTGTAACCCATAGAAATCCGTCAGCCCATCGGCATCGGCCTCATCCGTCCAGGCCAGCCAGAGCCGCTGCACCCGGTCCCGCAGGGTAGGGTCCTCGATCAGCGACGAGAGCTTGATCCCGTCGCCCACCAGGTTTGAGGCAAAGGCCTCGCAGGCATTGGCGGCATAGCCGTTGGTCACCACCAGCTCGCGCGACCGCGCCAGCAGACGCGGCCCGCCCGAGGCGACCAGCGAGTTGATGTTTTCCAGCGGCGGCTGCCAGCCCCGCAGTCGGCGCTGCGCCATTGCCCCTTCCAGCCGGGCGCGCACCGCGGTCGGGCCACCCGTTTCCCGGCGGCGCAAACCCTTGAGCCAGCCCATGCGTCAGAGCCCCTTCGTGGTGATCACGCGCACCTGCCGGATGATCTTGCGCCCCTCGGCGGCGGCGATGTCGCGATCAAGCGCCTCGATGGCGCGGTCGATCTCGGCGAGGCTGCGGTACTCCACGGTCTTGCCGTCGTAACTCACCCGCGCCACGCCCGAGGCGCGCTGTGCCGCCAGCGCCTCGCGGCGGGCGCGAAGCTCTGCGATTGTCGGCATGGAGTTTTATCCGTTAGGTTGGGGCTGCAGCCACAGGTGAATGACGCCGCTTATGAATGAACCAGTCGCGATAAGTCTGGGTCGCTTCGGCTGCTCAAAAGAACAATGACCGGGTTCGTCTATGTCCTAGGCAGCGAAGCTCCGGGCGGTTATCGCACCTATGTTGGTTGGACCCTCGATCTCGAACGCCGCATTGCCCAGCATAACTCCGGGACCGGCGCTGGGGCGAAGTCGACACGGGGCCGAGTTTGGTGCGTGATCTATGCCGAGCGTCTTCCTTCGCGAATTGAGGCCATGAGCCGCGAGTGGCATCTGAAGCGGGATCGTCGCCTCCGCCGGCGGCTGGCGCTTTCGGCGCAGGGCCAATCCTTCTGATCACCTCATGTAACTCGACGCCACAGAGCGGCGCTGAACCGGGCGGCGCACCGGACGCAGGGACCCCGCAGCGGGCTTCTCCTGTCCCGCATCGGTCATGCCATCCCCAACCACCTGCGCCTCAAGGTCTGCCCATCGGGCCTCGGACCAGCGATCCGCCCCAGCGATCCACGCTGCAGCGCGGGCATAGACCCGGCAGTCCAGCGCCTCGTTGCGCTCGCGCAGCTTCTGCCATTCCAGCTTGGAGAACCCGCGCTTGCTTTTCACGGTGATCAGCTGCTCGGCGGTGAGCTGTTTGAGCCATTCGCCATCCGCCCAGCTTGGCAGATGCACCGTTCCCGCCAAGAACGACGCACCAGCGGCGATCTCCTCAACTGTGGGCCGGTCAAGCCGCAGGAAGCGATAGGTCTCGGCCTTGAACGTCGATGTCGCCACCGACCACAGCCGTGCCCCGCGCCGCAGCCGCTTGCCGCCGATGGTGGCGTCGACATAGGTCGGCCCAGTGACCGGGCTGGAGCGGTTGAAGCCCTCGAGCCCCTTGACCGGGGCCACCTGTGCGAACCCCACCTGCCGGGCCCAGCCGTAGACCGCGCTGGTCTCAAAGCCGGTGTCGATTGCAAGAC